AATCATTGATTTTATCCCCGTTATATTTATAATAAAAGTATAGCGGGGTTTTACTATTATGCCAAACATTATTAAAGATAAAAACGGAACACATCCTCAAGTATTTAAACGTGTTGATAGATCTGATACTAAAATAACGCCGATACAGATTAATAAAACATTTACAGCAACATCAGGTAGTACATCTGATAATCACTTAGCATTATATGCAAATTATGTTGGATCTATTCCTGAAATTAATCCTTTTACTAATGAAGCATATTTTTTTAATTCTAATTTAGATTCAGCTTTTAGAAAAAATCCTGACAATGATTCGTATGCGTTTAATATATATTATTCAATTAATCATTTATTTTATAAGTATAAAAATGATGCATATAAAAATCATGGATTAATGACTCCGTTAGATAAATCTACAAAAATACTATATCAATCAGCATCAGTATTTAGTGTTCCTCAAACACAAATGGGATTAACAATTAAACCTGGTTCTTTTATTTATAGTGGATCATTTAATTTACATTCTGATACATATGAGAATATTATTGATTCTGGAATTGTTACAAGTTCATTTCCTGGAGATGAAATATTTTATGAGGGATTCAATGAGTATTTTGATACTAGCAGAATTACTAAATATGTAACATCTTCAAATGTTATATTTACAAACGGAGTAACTACTTCAAATGGAGATAAAAAGTCAATTGGATATTCTGCATATTTTTCTGGATCTGGATATATGGAAACTACTGAGTATGATGCATATTTTGATAGAGATCATGATTATGCACTTTCTTTTTATTTATATAGTGGATCAAATACATCGACGGTAAATGAATTAATAATTGGTAAAGTTAAAAATAATGTTAGTGAACAATATCCATTTAAAATTGAATTAAGCGGAAGTAATCAATTAGTTTTTTCAATTTCTGGAAAAGAATCTTTAAAAAATCAAATTACATCGTCGGCATTCGTATCTAGTAGTTGGACTCATGTTGTTTGTCAAAAAACTGGTAGTACTATGGAAATGTATGTAAATGCTTCGTTACATAGTTCATTAACATCTAATTCATTACTTAGTAATGATCAAATAAATAATTTTAAAACATCTTCAGTAGCTATAAATAATATAGACTCTATAAAATTTGGAGGAAATCAAGTATTTAGATCAGGAGTTCATGATGGTACTGATTATTTCAATGGATATTTAGATGAAATTCGAATCTATAATAAAGCTTTAAATCAATCAGATGTTAATTCATTAGCAGATCGTACAGAAGGCGGAGGCTTATTGCAAACAAATAGAGTTGGAAATGCATTTCATGAAAACGGATTATTTGTAATAACTAGTCCAGATGTTCGATATGACGATGCAATAACATTTGCATATTCCGGCAGTTATAAAAGCACAACTAATATATTTGAATTTTCAACATTATGTAAAGTAGAACAAGGTGATTTTAATTTGACAACAAATCATAGTTCAACAAATGATGATAATGAGACATATATGTCCCATGTTACGTCTAGTGCTTTCGAACCATATATAACTACGATTGGATTATATAATGAATATGCTGAACTATTAGCTATAGGAAAATTTGCAACGCCAGTAAAAAATCGTAATGATATTGATATGAATTTTCTAGTACGTTGTGATTTAGATCAAGATAGATTTGCAAATATAGTAGACGATAATGAATTTGATTGATTATGATAAAATTAAAAAATATATTAAATGAAATATCTGAAGAAGAATCTAACAGATTATTATCAAAAATAAGAAATAAAGAATTTAAATTTTTTAATTCTGGCGATAATGGAAAGATATATAGTATTAATGGAGAAGATTTATTAATGAAAATAACTTCAGAACCAGATGAAACTGCGGTTGCTGATGTTATAGTAGGAAGATATAATGAATTTAATGCATTTATACCAGTTGTTTATTCTGACAGTATGAATAACATGTATATAATGAATCGAGCTAGTAATTTGTCTTCTACTATGTTACAAGAAATTTCAAATTTTTATGAAAATTATAAAGAATATGCTAGAAGTCAAGGAGTTGAAACTAGTATATTTGATTATTTTAATAATGATGGCGCTAGAAACTTAAATGAAAATATATCTAGTTTTATAAGAGCGTTAGAACAACAAGTAAAAAACACCGGAATTGGCGATTTTGAATTATCATTAGATTTTAAACCAGACAATATAATGAGCTGGAATGGTAATTTAGTAATGGTTGATTGGTAAAGGAAAAAAGTTATGAAGAAAAATCACTGGCATACTGCTGGCAGTAAACAACGTCAAGCAGCATATAAATATGGTTATAGATCTGGATTAGAATTAAAAGTAGCAGATCAAATAAAAGAAGCAAAATATCCTGTAAATTATGAAACAGAAACGTTACAATATATAGTTCCACAAAAAAATTCAAAATATACACCTGATTTTATATTTACAAAAAAGAATGGTATTTTAATGTATATTGAAACAAAAGGAAGATGGACTAGTACTGATAGACAAAAGATGAAAAATATATTAGCTTCAAATCCTGATATAGATTTAAGAATAATATTTCAGAATCCAAATCAAAAAATATCCAAAGGTTCAAAAACAACATATGAAGCATACGCAATTAAAATTGGAATTAAACATATTGCAAAAAAAGATATGCCAATGGAATGGTTAGAAGAATGTTGTAAAATAGATGAACAGCCAACTATAAATAATTTTTTTAGTTAATGGTTTGATCTTTGAAATATTTTTATTATTTTTTTTATGTAAGTATGTATTTAATATAAAGATGAAATCTTTTAATATATGTTAATTTATTAAATGATGAATCGTTAGACCGATAATGTAATGTATTGTGTCTAACTTATAATATAGTAATCCAAATTCTTTGAATTATACTAAAATTTTCTTATAATATTATTATATGACAAACCTAAAACTACTTCAACTGTTAGAATCAGTATTAGGTAAAGGTAAACAAACATCAGGAGATAATATTGCATTTTTTTCTCCATTTGTTTCACATTATAAACCTAAGTTAGAAGTAAACTTAAATACAACATCTGAAGGTCAAAACCCATGGCATTGTTGGATATCTGATAAAAAAGGTAGAAGTATACTAACTTTATTTAAACAATTAAAAGTTCCCAGGCAAACATTTGAAAAATTAAATAAATTAATTGAAATAACCAAATATAGAAATACAGAGACAAAACAAGAAGAGTATACTATAAAATTACCAGATGAATATAAACCATTATGGATAACAAAAAATACGCCGGATTATAGAAATGCAATATATTATTTAAAAAATAGAGGAGTTTCTATATTTGACATTATTAAATATAGAATTGGATATGCTGAAGCTGGCCAATACTCCGGTAAAATTATTATACCTAGCTATGATGCTGACGGACAATTAAATTATTTTGTATCTAGAGCTTTTTATAAACATGATACTCAAAAACATAAAAATCCACAAGTTTCAAAAGATATAATTGGTTTTGAAATGTTAATTAATTGGAACGAACCTATAATATTATGTGAAGGGTCATTTGATGCAATTACTATAAAACGTAATGCTATCCCATTATTTGGAAAAATAATACAACCAATGTTGCAAAAGAAAATTATTGAAGAGCGTGTTAAAGATGTATACATTTGCCTAGACAACGACGCAATAAGAAATGCATTAAATATTGCAGAACGATTTATGGCAGAAGGATTAAATGTACATTTTATCGAATTAAAAGACAAAGATCCTAATGAATTAGGATATAAACATATTACAAAACAAATACAAGACACTTATAAATTTTCATTTGAAAGATTAATGGAATTAAGAATGAATCTATTATGGAAATAAAAAAACTAAATACTACAATAACACATATTGATAAAATATTTCATATTTCAGATATACATATCCGAACATTAAAACGACATAAAGAATATACAGAAGTTTTTGAAAATTTATTTCTATATTTAGCACAACATGCAACAAGAAATAGTATATGCGTAGTAACCGGTGATATAGTACATTCTAAATTAGAT